TTAAATCGGAAATCATGATTCCTCCATCTGAAGGTGATTTGGCTTGTAAAGCACCTAGAGGAATACAAGGATTGAAAAATAATGCTTCTAATATGTTCTTAGGGAGCTTCATTGGGTCAATATCTAAAATAATGGCAAGTCAAGGACAAGTTTTAGGAGGAGATTTTTGTTACACTAGTGGCATGACTTCTCTTGAACTCGGAGCTTGGTTCAACCGTTATTACGGACAAACTCATGAAGATTCAGGATTAGAATATATAATGATAGAAGATGATTTTTCAGCTTATGACTCAACTCAAGGAGAGGGAGCTCATAATTTGGAAATGAAATTTTATAACGATGTATTAAAGAAATCGTCATTAGACGGTAATCTACAGAAAAACATTCGAGTTACTTTAAATAACCAAAACCATACTAATGGAGTAGGTAGAAGTTATAAGTACTCAGTGCCTTTTACTCGAAAATCAGGAGACCAAAACACATCTGTAGGAAACACCATCATAAACTTCTTTGTTCATTTCTCAGCCATACAAGAATGGAATTTGAGACATGACAAGAAGAATTGTGGACGTGTTAACGATTTCAAGATGTTGGGTTTGGGCGATGACAACCTGATGGCTGTTGCCATTCATAAAGATTGGTTACAGGAATTCATGGGATTTGTAGAAAAATTTATACAAAATATGGGATTAAAACCCAAATTGGCATGCAACCCTTTTCCATCTTATTGTTCCTCATATTTCATGCCAGTGGTGCTAAGAGACGGTAGTGACAGCTACGTCTTAGCACCGGCAGCAACCAAAGCCCTTACCAAAATGGGCTGGACCTTAAATTCAGTTAGCCGAAAAGTAGGCACTACAAACAGAATTTGGGGCAACTTGCATGGAATTGCTGCGTTTAAACATTTGCCTTTAATGCGAGTGTTTTACCAGTATTATGAGTCTTTAGATGTTAAGGCTGTTAAGGTATTTGAATGGAAAGCTCATGACACAAGTTGTGACGACCATTATACAACCCATCCAGACGTTATGAGATGGTTTACTAAACTCTATGAAATTACTGAATCGGAAGTAGATGAATTAGAGAGCTACCTTAAGAGTAGCGTCACTAAATACGAAGGAAAGCCTTTTGTATGGAGCCATGATGTGTTCCGCAAAATGCTAAACCTAAATTAATAGTATTGGTGATGGTTAGCCCCACTTGGAGAAGTGGATATCTGTGACGAAGATTACCAGGCGAGTCAGCATATATAATGTCGAATAAAGTTCAAGTCAAAGCCAAAAACGGAAACGGAAACAAAGGAAACGGAAACGGAAACAAAAACAATGCTCTAAACACTTTACAAAAACAGGGGAAAAAGAAAAACAGGAAAAATAAACTAGTAACCAATGGCATTAGATTGGGGTACCAAACGACCAGAAATAATTTTCTGCAAGCCTTGGTGTCACCTTTTTGTCCAGAGGCTTACGGTATACGAGTACCTGATCCTTTTCCTTTTCCAACGGTTACACACCATTTGCGTCAAACAACAGTTTTAGGATCTGGGCTTTTAGGAGCTGGATCCGCGGTGTTTTTACCTAGTCCTTGTTTTTCCATGATTGATATTAATGCAGTCAATGGAGGAACAGCTTCAGTGACTTCAACACCGTTTACTAAGTTTAATACAACTGGTATACCCCAGTATTTGTATAAGTCGACCACAGTGACGGCCATGAATGCGGTTTACGGATCGTATAGAGTGGTGTCTTGGGGTATTAAAATTTCAAATTTACAGCCTGAGCTATCAGCTACAGGTAGAATTATCATAGCAATGATACCAATAGGGGATTCCGTCCCGAGTGAGAATGAATTAACGAATGCTGCTTTGGTTGCCACAGGTTTAACGCCTGTATTTGGTACTCCAACAGCTCAGCTTGGAGGTTCAGGGTTACTTCAGTTGCCTTCAGCGCAATTGTTTGCCGTGCAAGATTTATTGCACGGGGACCTTGAAGTTTCAGGTATGTATACTAATTCTTCGTACTGGCAGTTTAAAACTACAGACACTCAAGGAATACCTTATTCAGGTCATCGTTCAGGTGATTCTATGAGTAGTAATACCACCACTGGTGTGATAGCCAACTCAGGTTACAAGGACCCAAATCGTATGATGGGTGGATGTGCCATTTGTGTTTTCTTCGAAGGTGTACCAGCAAGTACGGCTAATGCGTTTCAAATTGAAACCATTTACCATATTGAAGGCTCGCCTCAGATTTCAACAACTGCAGCAACTATCCCTGTTCCATCCGGTGCAGAAAAATCAATCATTGGCACAACAGATGTAGTAGACCAAGCTATGGGTATAGCTTCTAAGTTGGAAAACGTTTACACGTTCATAACTAAAGGAGCTGATTTCCTAAATCGCAGCACTACAGCCATGGATAAGATTTTAGCGCTAGGAAACGTGCCTAAAATGTTAATGTAAATACACAATCAACAA